ATGACAGTGCCTTCTAACCTGTCAATGTTCCTTAGTGATCAGGAAGTCATTGAGTTGACCGGAAAGCAGCGATGTAATGCGCAGTCCAAGGTTCTGGACTTTCTTGGTATCCGGCACAAAATCCGACCGGATGGCGTGATTATTGTCCTTCGATCGGTGGTTGAGTCCGCCCTGGGCGGGGGGGAGGCAAAACCTGCGCAGCGGAGAAAAAACGCTCCTGACTTCTCAAATGTTCCATAAATACCCATCATAAATACCCATGGATGATGATTCACCCGAGGTGGAATGATGGCTCTGTCTTCAATCAAATCCCTCGCGAGTTTTCTCCCTCGAGGAACCGTCCGCTATGTCTAGTCCTCAGTGCTCGCGGATGATTGCTTGGTTCGAAGGGCAGAGAATTCCGCATGTTGATGGCCTCCATGGCTACCTCCTTTTCTATCGCACCCAGTTCTTGCCAGCGCTGGCGGCCTGCACCGTGCAGGTCTGGACCGGCACATTGGTGGCATTGACCGTATTGCAGGCAATGGTGGTGTTGTTGTTTGCGCTGGTGGGGCTTTGCGTCACGCTGGTGCCCGGCTGCATGCTTACCATGCTAGAAGACGGGGTGCAGGTCGTGCTCGTGTAGTTGTTGGCCGAGGTGGCTGTTGCGTTGGTGCAGGAGGCCACTGGCACGTTGGTGGTGATGACGTTGTTACAGGCGGTGGTGGTCACCCAGTTTTTGCCCAAAACTGATGAGCAGGATTTTCCCGTCAGCGGACGACCGGCATTCAGTTATTCAGACGTTCGAAAAGGTACTCGTAAGCAGTCCAAACCTAGTGCTTATTGGACGGTGTGTGCAATCTCTTTAGCGATTGCGAAGGGTAGGGGAATATGAGACAGGGCCGCCTCAAGAGAAAGATTGAGAAAATTGAAAGCCGGGGAGGGCATTACCCGATGGTGGCAATGGCCCCCCTCCCACAGCTAGCGGTTCGTTTCCGCCAAAGCCCGCAATTTGGTGCGTAACGGCGCGCATACCTGATCCGTGCTGGAATTTTTGACGTTATGGGGGTTGTTACAACCACCAGCCAAAAATCTCATTGCTGCGACACAGTCCCAAAATCAATATAGGGGCGACCTACGGGCTTTCAAGACGCCTTGATCACTTCATACATCCTCTCGCCTAACCATCATGGCAATAGCGTTCGGGTGCTTATTCATCTCAGACTGGGCAATGCTCATAGCCTGGCTGCGGGTCATCAGACTTCCAACTCTGATAGCTCGGCCGCGAGGAATATCTCCAGGGACTCCTTCCTCATCCGTCAGTATCCAAGGGGACCAGATCTGCAGTTCGGTAACATTGGTACCTTTATCCACGGGAGTCCTCCATCCAAGGTTTGTAAATCTCTTGAACGAATCCAGCAATGCGCCAATGCTCGGCTGCATATCCAGTAAATGACTGCCAGTCACCCTCCCCATCGGCGTCTACCTTAATGCCACTTGGCATGACGTCGAATCGGCGGCATCCCATCCAAACTACATCCCCGTCCTTGACTTCCTCCACTAGGTAGAGCCCCGGCCATCTAATCTTTCTCTTTTCAAAATCAACCAGTAAGAGGTCGGCACTTTTGACAGAGGGAGGGTAGTAGCAGGCATGGGCAGTAATAAGCCTTAGCCCTGTTGCTGATCCTTGGGGTTGATTAAGAGATAGGTCCGGCAAAGCTTTCGTTTCCATTTCTTTCTCCGATCGGTGATAGGTGGGTGATGCGGTCATTATTCTACATGTCTGTGAGAATATTTCTATATGTATGTGAGACTGTAGAATCCAGAGAGAAGGAGATCTAGCCATGACCAAAAGCAAGACCCAGCAGGCCCTGGAGCTACTTAGACAGAATCCGGAGCTCAAGCCTTACCAGGCGGCGGAACAAGTTGGAATTCAGAATGCGGCTGTTTATCAGGCGCTACAGCGGACCAAGGGGAAAGAACTATGTCCGTGCTGTGGGCAGGTGGTGCGTGAGGGGTTCGAGTTAAATCGAACTGTCTTGATAGGCAAAGAGGGATAGCAGCAGATGAAACCGAAGCCGTTTTATTGCACTTGCGAGCTTTGTGGCAGCACCTTTCAATTTGGGCCAGGGAGGTACGACGGAAAGCACATAGCTGCGTACAACCTAACCGTATGCCAAGGCTGCTATGTCGGCAATTGGGACGGCTGGGCGCCACACTATGAGTCCAAGATACTGGACCATCTGAAGGCGAAGGGGCTCCCGGTGCCTAAGAGGAATTCTCAGGACTTGCTGCCGCGAGATGGCGGTTAGCGATCGCGCCAACGGCCATCAGGGCCGTAGTTCGCCGACTCGAGCTCATCAACAGACTGCCAGACCACGTCAAAGAGCGGTTTGAGCTGAACGTCGAGCATTTGCACCGAGTCGATGACAACCTCGGGAAAGATCAGGGCGTCTCGATCGAAATCCGTAACCGTGTTGCCGGTGAACCACGAACCAGACCGGCTTCCGATACCGAAGACAGCACCAGAAGTGCGCAACAGGGAATACATCACCACGAAGGGCGGCCCCAGCTCGATTGCCTGGAGCTTCGGCAACATCCTCCCGAGAAAATCGAGTATTTCAGATTCGTATGCAGTACTCGGGACAACAAATTTACCGTTGCCATCTAGGCGATTGCCGAAAACTCGAACAGCCTCGAGGTTTCCGTCTCGGAACAGTTGTGTGTAGGAATAGCACCCCTGCCCATGAACGGTGCAATGAACCAACGCGCCGTCCAAATTCAGCCGTGAATCGAGTGCCACTCGGCCTCCTGTCCCCATGGACGATAAATTTCGCTTCTCGTGGAATTCGCGGGGGGAGATCTCAGCATCTGGCGAAGGCTGAAGGGGGACGACATGAAGTATGCCTATAGGCCCTTCATCGGCAAGACGGATGGGGGCCTGATCGGACAGGATTTTCCCGAGACGGTCCAGCCTAAAATTCCTGACTCGCTCTCCATTGCCGGCTGAGTGGAGAAACGCGGCGCCAATCTCGGGCATCTCAAGTTGGCGCTTTCTGGTGCCCTCGCGGATGAAGAAATGCTGATTGGTCTTCACGCGATGCGGAGCATGCCAGCTCTTCGGAATCCGGAGGATCAAGACATGGCCACCGGGAACCGCCACAGGATGCGCATGCAGGCCCGTGATTTTCGGATCAACGCCATTCGCTACCGTGTCCATGATCCGAATTGCGGTTTCGTCGGGGTTGTCTGTCCATGGCGCGATGGCCGACGCCTTGCCCTCTGCGTCCTCCTGGATCCCGAATACGATGTCACCGCCCAGGGAGTTGGCAAAGGCGACCACATCGGCGCACAGCTCATGCCTGGCGCTATTGTCTCGGCCGGGCAAATCGCGCTTGAAATCGATGGTCTGCGATTCTGTCTCTTGGCGGTCGATTAACCCCTGCAGGTCGGCGGCAGTGATGTCTTGAAGGCGCTTGGGGAACATGGTGATCGATGATCCTTGATGGTTGATTGCCGAGGCGGCAGGTTATTGTGCCGCCTCGACGATGTTCTTAACGGTCTGGGGGTGCCACACCTTGCCACGGGGCATGAAGCCAGCAGATTCGAGCGCCAGGGCGATTTCTCGGTAGGACCGTGACTCGCCCCTTAACCGCAATGCAAAATCGATTGCAGCGCGTTCCCGTGGCTCGGGGGTGAGCTTGGCTGTCTTGGCATCCAGGCGGTAGCCGTATGGGATGCTGCCGACACGCTCGCCCTGCGCCTTCTTGTGCTGTAGCGCCATCTTCGTACGCTCGGCCACCTGATCCCGCTCAAACTCGGAGAGCACGGCCAGCATCCGGAATACCATCTTGCCGGCGGCCGTCGTGGTGTCTATCTTCTCGGACAGGCTCACCAGGTCCGTTCCATTGCCCTGCAGCTGGTCGGCGATCTCGATGGTGTCCCGTGTGGAGCGGGCCAGCCTGGACAAGCTATAGACCACCAGCACATCCCCCCGACCACACGCCTGCAATGCTTGCTGGAGGGCTGGGCGATTGTCAGCGCGGCTACCGCTCAGGCCTGCATCAACGTGAATTCCGCCCAGCTCGCAGCCATGGAGCTCGCACCAGGCCCGAATCTTGGCCTCTTGTGCCTCAAGGCTGGTGCCTTCGTTTGCTTGGGCCTCAGTGGAAACCCGGATGTAGCCGATTGCTTTCATGGTGTCGCCCCGTTTCTGGCTTGATTCGGTGCGTAATGTATGACTTCGGAAATCCATCTGTCAATTACCGGTAGGTTCTTGACGGGCTGAAACCTGCTCCATTGCGTGGCTTCCGATAAATTCGGAACGACTCCCGAATAATTCGGTATTTATTCCGATTAACTCCGTTGCGCTCGGGCTGATTCCTGATTCCTGATGCCTGATTCCTGATTCACATACTGCTTACCTACGGCGAGCGGTACCGGTCAGAATGTGCCGGCAAAAGAAAAGGGGCCGAGTTTGGACGCCTGCTTTTTTAGGTGGCGGGAAAGACGTGAAAAGCCAGATTCCCCCTTATCCAACCTTAGCTGCAGAGCGGGCTGCAAAGACCTTTTCGTACTTCTCCACATCCGTATAGGTGATCACCAGCATGGCAGTGCTTTCCCCAAACTGTATGAGGAAAGCTGCAGCGTCCTTCTCTGGGGTCATCCCCCATCTATAGGCAAATTGGTCCGCCAAAGATTTCCCACCACGGGAAATGGTCGGACTGGCTGACAACATATGAAAGGCATCAAGGGGGAAATCTCTGGACATGAATCGGATATTCGACATGACTTCGCAGAACACCCGACCATTGGCTGGGAAAATCGCACCAGTGTGCATGTAGTACAGCGCTTTCCCTAGCTTTCTCCCGTATCGTTCCGACACCTCAATGATTGAGTCTGGGAACTCGACCATGTAAAGGGGTTTGGGTAGCGATACCGAAAGAAATCCATTCTCCCGCAGCGATCGCTTGGTCTCGTTCCGGGACATTTCTCGCATTCCGTTGATGATGTCCGGGTGCCGATCGTGCATTTTAGAGATGGACTCGTGGAGCTCTCGCTCCTCAGTTTCAGAGAGGTCTGTGACCTGGATTCTGACGAGAAATCCCATAATCAACTCATCGCTGGCTGATGCGTCGTTGCACGCGCCGCAGGCCGGGAACACGTACCCTTCCGGCCAGTTCCTTTCCGCGAATAGATGGCGGGCCGGGATGTGGTCCCACTCGGTAGTGTCCGCCTCTCCACCACAGAAGCAACACTTAGGGTGCTTCTTCAGGAACTCCAGTTTCTGTCGTCTTTTAGCGCCGGCCATGACATATGGTACTACCGCTGCATGGCCGGCAAAGCCAATCACAAGGCTTCACCTCTGGAACAGATCGACCTTCGCCCATTGGGTCAGCTGCGGCTTGTAGAGGCAGCCGTATCGCACGGCATCTGCCGCATGATCTGGACCTTGGCTATCGACATCCTCGACGCGCTTCTGATCACGGCCAAGGTAGGGCACTGTGCTCCAGAAATACTCGCATCCACGGGAGACGTAGAGCCCCGGTACATCAAATTTCCCTGCATCGGAAAGCAGCCGGCGCATGACGTTCCAGCCGGTGAGCCGGTCGGCCTTCTTCGCCGGATGGAACCGTACCCCGGCCCGGGTGAATTCGTCCGCGATACTGCCGGCGCTGCTGCCGCCCTTGGCGAAGATCGCATCGTCAGCGCAGCCCATCGGCTTTACGCCCCAACGCTTGCACATCTCGATGATTTCCTCGGCCAGAATGGGCACCGTCCAGCCTAGGCCATCGTTTAGGCGGTCGCGTTTGTTCGTTGCCAGTTCGTCGATCAGGATCAGTGAGTCCCGCGGGAAGAACCTGCCGAAGGCCTCGCCACCGGGTGACCTAGCAATTACGTAGGTCACAGACGGGGCACTCGATCCGAAGTCGTGCGCCAAGTAGGTACTCCATCCCTGGGGCAGCTCCGGCCAAGGCTCGATCGCGTTGCGGTTCTCGTCGATAACGCTGGCGAAGTAGGCGCCACGATTTACTGCCCAATCACCGTCGATCCAAGCTCGCAACAGTTCGGCGTCGTCGGGGCACGATGACTGGAGCTGATCGGCGTACTGCTCTCGGTCAATGAAGTGATTGCCGGCAAAGGTCGAGGGAGCATAGACCCATTGCCGCTTCGATTTTGGCTCGAAGAAGGGGCGCCACGGGCCGGCCTGGAATACGTAGCGCTTCGCCAGCCAGAAATGCCCGGGGCCGCCTGGATTCGCGGCGATCACCATGCGGATTGGCATGTTCTTGGGACCTCGAAGGTTTGACCGCAGTATGTCCAGTAGGTCCGGGCCTGCAAACTGGCCGGCTTCATCCACCAGCAGTAGGGTGAAACTACGGCCTTGGTATTTTGCGTAATCAGCATGGGCCTCGAGCTGGCCGAGTTCCATATAAGAGCCGTTGGGGAAGCGCCAGACATGGTCTGCGCCGTTGTAGCGGGCAGAGGTTCCGTAGACCGTGGCGAAGAGCTCGCGGGTTACCAGTTCAAAGTCAGCAATGCCCTTGTAGCTGCGCCGGATGTAGAGGATTCTCGCCCGGTCCCCGTATTGCTCCACATGGCGCAGGGCTAGCAGAGCGAGTCCGTAGGACTTGCCGCCCCCGCGCCCCCCGCCGAGGAACATATCCAGCTCCTCGGGGACAATCATTACCTTTTGCTGAAATTCGTTGAGGCTGATGTCATTTGCCATTTTCGATGGTCACTCCCTTGGAAAAGTCCTCGATGGACATGGCGCCGGGTAGGTTAAAGGTGATGCGTACGCCGTTGGATCGGTCAACTTCGGCGCCTTCCCGGTAGCCGTGCCGGCTCTTGAGCAGGAACATGGCCGCGGTGGCGTTGCCTTTCTCCATGGCCTCCTTGAAGAGCATGTTGTGGAGGGCGTGGCGCTCGTTCTCACGGCCGGCGTCGAAAGCTTCCTGCAGCGCCGGGTCGCGTTCGAACCACTCCCGGAGCAGGTCTTTTCCGATCTTGAATCGGCTGGCAATGCCGATGATCGAGAAGCCGTCGGCGGCCATCGCCCTGATGTTTTCGGCAGCATCTGGAGGAATGGGTTTCGGCGGCCGCCCAGTACGCTTGCCCTTCGTTACTTCCATCGCGCGTTCTCCCATTCAAAGGTGATGCCGTTGCGCTTGGCCATTCCGAACCATCCCTCGGCCCCCATGTTGTAGATGCGTCCGAAGAAATCGACGGGACTTTCCCCTCGTTTCGGCCGCTCGCCCATCAGATCGGCCACGGCCAGCTGGAATCCATCCATCAACCGGGTGAATTCGGCCGAAAGACGATCCAGTGCGAACAATCCAGCCGAGGTGGCGCCATCAACGTTTCCCATCTCAGCGTTGTATTGCACCAGGGCAGCAGAATCGACACCGAATTTCGCTAGTTCGTCGCGCATGAGGATGATCTCGGTGGTTGCTGCATTGAAGGCCTGCAGGTGCTCACGAGTCGCTATTGTCATGTCTCAATACCTCCCACTTGTGCCGACTGGAGCCGGCGACATACGTCCGTCGAAACGGGTGGTCCCGGAGGTGGGACGTCGGGCCTCATTCGCTTGCACCTCAGTTACCACGCTGGCAAGAACTCGCTTGTCAGGGAGAACAATGGTGTTGTTGATGGTTTTTGCCCAGTGACCCCCTCGCCCAGAGCGAACGAATTGCTCTCCTTCATGACTTTCTTGGGATTTGCCAGGAGAAACCCAGTTACCTCCTCGCCCATTCACCCCTGGTTGCCATACTTGGCCAGACTTATTCGTATCTCCGCGCTTATGGTTCGGGAGAAGTGTGTCGAGTAGCGATGACAGGCTGACCACGGCAATGCCGAGCAGCCCAAGTCCGCCGACCAGTGTTCCGGCCATGCCCACTGAGCCAATGGCAGTTGTGGCCTTGGATATTCCCGCCACCAACCCAATTCCTTTCCCTCCGCCCAGAACGCCACCTAGGTCGCCGAATGCTAGCCGTGTCATCGCTAGCCCAGTTATCAGCGGGCCACCGATTGCGAGCACCCCTGCGATAGCGCCGAAGCCGAGCACGGCGTCCCGTGTGACATTCGGATGCCGCCGGGCAAATTCACCGATGCCGTTCAACGCCTTGGAGAGGTCCAGAAGGGCAGGCACCACGACCGGGACCACATTGACGGTCAGCGAGGTCTGGAAATTCTCCCAAGCTGCGGACAAGGCGCGGTGCGCGGTCGCCGGATCCTTAGTCATCGCGTTTTTGTAGGCATTCTCCGGAGACATGACGCCCTCCATCAGCCCACGGTCGCGCTCGAAGTTCTTACGCTTGACATAGAACTCGCCCAGGACGCCTCCCGCGAGCTGGTTGCCACGGCTGATCATGTTCAATATCTGCAGCACGTTCTGATCGCTGCCTTCCATGTTGTGGCGCTTGAGGTATTCCATGATGCGAGGAACTACCGTCTGATTCGTCCAGGCAAATGAATTGCTTGCAGCAAGCCCCGCATCCTTCAGCGGCGCAACTACAGTTCCGGTGGTGGTGGTTGGTAGGACGCTGCCGTCACCCAGCAGCCCAAGCTCCTTGAGCAACGGTATGGATTTCTTATTGACGAAGCCCTGGTTCGTCAGTCGGTAGAGCGCTGCCAGAGCAGGGCCAACTCCTTTAGCCCCACCGCCACCACCGCCCTTGCCGGCGTTTTCCAGCATCAGAGTTGGCAGGTATTTGTAAGCGAAGTCGTCAGAGAGGGAGAACTTCGCCTGGCGGGCGTAATTGAACACGCTCTGGAATTGCTCGGGTGTTACCCGCCCCTGGGTGCCGACGATAACCCGGGTCATCAAATCGGCCTGGCGCTTTAGAGCTTCCGGATCATTGACCGCGCCGCGGATGTCTAGAGCCTTCATGGCACTGAAGGCAAGATCGCCAGCATTGCCGCTGACATGGCCATCTTTCGAAGCCGCTAGCACCGTCTGCATTCGCTGCATGATCGGCAGGAACTCGCGGGCCTCGCTCAGGCTGCCGGTGACGTTGCGCAGGTCGAGCAACGCCTTCAGGTTCCCGGTGGCGGTTGTGGTCATGTTGTCGCCGGCCAGCTTCCAGGCCGCACCTACCGCGTCGGCAATCTCGGCCTGCTTCATGCCGGCCATGTTCATGATGTTGAGCTGGTGGGTGTATTCCTCGGCCGGCTTGAGGGCCTTGCCGATTATTCCCAGCCCGAAGATGCCGGCGCCAGATGCGGCCGCTCCAAGGAGCGTGATTTTGCGCAGGTTGTCGAGGCGGGCGTGGAGTGCATCCACGTCCTTGCCCGTCTTCATGAACTGCTGAGAAATCGCCACGAGCCCGCTGCTCACATTGTTGATGAGCGAGAGCTTCACGGCGACCTTGTATGCCTCAAACATGTCTAACTCCTTTCTTTGAGGGTGCCCCAAGGGGCGAACCCCAAGAGGCAGAAAACGATGGAAACGGTGGTGAGCATGCGGCTCAAGTCAGGTGTGCGGCTCGGCCGATACCGGCAAGCCGACGACGGGCTGCCTCGTATTCCGCCTGGTCCATTTCGTTGGCTCGCTTGTGAAACAAGGCCGGCCGACGGTGGTGCAGATCCTCGACCAGCTCGCGGGGATTCGTGACGTGACCGTGACCGTCGAGTTTGATCAGGCCGGCATTGATCCCCGTCAGAGTCGTGGGGTCCTTGATGCCGGCGGCCACGGCTGCCGATCGGATCACAGCGGGGATTTCTCCGAGTCCACTCGCGGTCTCGTTGTCTTCGACGTAGCCGTGCTTGAGTTCGGTCATCGTGCTCATTGCATGCCCCCCTGCGCAGTTGCGGTCATGGCCAACATGACCGCCAGTGTCGGCTCGGGCGCCAGCGGTTCGGCGTTCTTGGCTGCGGTCACGTAGCGCTGGGCCGCTGCCCGAAGCTCTGGCGTCAGCATCGCCACAAAGGCCTTCTGAGCCGCAGCTTTTTCTGTCTGCTTCGCTTCGATTTCCTTGCCAGCGCCGACAATCGCAAGTGCAGCAAGCTCCGGATGGTTGCCGCTGCAAATTCGGCCGCGCTCCAGCTCGATGTCGCGCAGGCGCTTGTCGTCAGCGCGGATTTTTTCAGCCAGGCGTCCGGCCGCTTCGAGCTCTTGCCGAGCATCACCTTGGTTCTGCCATTCAGAATGCTTAGCGGCATCTCGCTTATGTTTGATGATGGCGCTTTGGTTTTCGGCGATGCGAGTCCGGATATTTCCTTCCTCCTCGCCGAGCTCCAGCAGGAGTTCGTCACGCCGGTTGTTGTGCTTGTCGTGATGGGTCATGGTGTTACCTCATTAAAGTGCCCTGAGCTTTCGCCGCGGGCGGTTGTGAAAGGTGCTGTGGTGGCACCAGTTTTGAAAACATGCGGCTTATGCAGCTTCATGGCGTCGATCGATTCTTGGGCGCCAGCGAGGGTGCCGTCCTCAAGAAGGCGGACATTTCCGAAATCGAGAAACACCCACCAGTCGAGATCGATGCATCCGGCCTCGATGAGGGCCACCTTCATTTCCGCCTCGACCAGGCGTTTCTCGAGCTGGGTCAGAAGCGCCTTGGCATGAGCTTCTGCTGCGTTCTTGGCCAGTCGGTAGGTCTTGCACTCCTCGCGTAAAGAGCGAATGTAGGAGGCATCAACCAGGATTTGATCCTGGAAAGGTCGGTTGGCCTTCATGTCTCTTTATCCTCTGTGGCAAGCAAGTCCATCGGCCCACAAATTCCGCTTCCCATGAACTGCTGGCTGGCTGGATCGAACCAAAGCGATACCTTTCCCTCCCACTCGCCGTTTCTCTGCTTGTCGCAGATCAGCAAAGCGTCTGGGTCTCTCGGCTCGTGTGGTCCACCTTCCGCCATGGCCCGTTCCTTGGCCTTGTTGCGCCAGACGGTCAGGACGTTATCCACCTGGTCGGTGATTGCCCCCGATCCCTTCACGTCGTACTTGCCGGGTGCCTTGCTCTCGTCAGGCCCTTTCTTCGCGTGAGCCACCAGGTGGATGTGGATGTTGTGGTCACGGGCTGTTGCAGTTAGTGAGTCAATAAACTGCTTTTGCCGGGTGTAGTCATCCTCGGGAATACCCATTTTCATCAGACTGTCGATGACGAAGTGGGACACCTTGAGTTTGTCGGCGCAGTAGCGGACCACCGCCAGCATCTTGTCGGCCTTGACGGTGCCTTGCTGGTCGTAGAGCCATAGACGGCGATTGGTGGCGTCGTGGAAGTCACGAATGAACTCTGGCGACGGCATGGGCTTCATGTGCGTTTGGCGACAGATACGGGCCAAGGTCACGGCAGGCTTCATTTCCATGCTGGCAATGCACACCTGCTGCCGCTGGGCCACCAGGGACATGCTCACCATGCCCAGGGCCAGTGATTTGCCGTGCCCGTTCATGCCGTTCCACAAGGTCACCTCGCCCGGCCTGAACCGGAACAGATGCTGCGTCTTGGGCCATGGGAGGAATTGGCCTTTCTGATCCTCTGGGGCGTGGAAGTGGGCGATTACCTCATCCGTGAAGTCGGCAGTAGAGCGGACCTTGTGGGCGGCATCGGTGTCTTCCATGTAGCTGCTGAAGTCGATCGTGTCCCGAATCATCGTGGCCATTGGGCATCTCCCAGGGCCACGGCTTCCCGTGCCCGTGCAGCTTGGTAGGCAACCATATCGCCCTTGATCGCTGCATTGACGGCGGATGCCTTGGCGTCAATTAGGGCATCAATCCGCCAGCGGTCATCGAACTCCACCCGGCCATGGTCTTTCAGCCAGTACCAGCCGATGTCGCCCTCAAAGGCTGGGGACATGACGGCAATCTCGGTGACGTACTCCTGCAGTCGCTCATAGAGTCGGCCTACCGGCTCAGTCCATTCAGGGAAGAAGAACACAACCCGCATGCCCACGACGCAGCGAAGGTCCAACCGGTCCACCGGGTCAGTGGGGCGGATGATCAGCTCCGGGCAGTGCATCGAATTTGCCCACCGCCACCAGTCGGCCTCAAGAATGTGGCTGACCGTAATCCATACGTCCCCGACAGGGCGTTGGCCATCCGTACGCATAGCAATCAAGGGGGCAGCACCGCGGGGAGTCATATTGCCCCCTTGAACTGGCTGGAGGCTTCAGAGGCGCCAGGCGGCACAACGGCTATTTCCCAGGTTTCGCGCCAATGCTCACCGGTTCCAAAGAAGCTAGAGCACTGCTTGACGTAGGCTGTGCCCTCCTGTCCCTTGGTCCTGACATAGGTCGCATAGCGTTTCACCCCGGACAATAGGTCTTCAGGGGGCACGCCTTCCTTCAGCCTTGCCCGGTATGCCTTCAATGCATCTTTGCGGCTATTTCCTCCCTCTCGCTTTGGGTATGCGTCCCAGCATTCCGTGAAACCTGATGGCTCTTTGTCACTTGCATCAGATGCCCGTAGCTCTTCCTGTACATCGGTAGATAGGGAATCAATAATCAGGTTATGAGAATCAGCCAGAGCGCTTCCGATTTTCTCGGGAGTCGGCGAAATGCCTTGTGGTGCCGGCAATTCGGACGGTTTTTCGTTTTTGTGCGGATTCTGGTGCTTCGTGAAGTTGGTGACTTCGATGTAGCGCTTGCCGGCCACCTCGTAGCGCAGGATGAAGCCTTGATCTTGGAGCCAATCGAGAAGCTCATTGATGTCGAGACCTTCCCGATACGGGAATATCTCCGCCTTGATGCGAAGCGGGCGATCTTCCAGGCGTCCCTCGCGGTCAGCCAATAGCCACAGCCCCTGAAAGGCTAGCGTGAAGAGCGGATCGGCCGCTCCCAGTATCTCGTTGGTGAAGATCCCGGGTTTTATATTCCGTGCCCTGGCCATGTCAAACCCTCCGCGCAGCTTCGTCCCAGAAGGTCGCTGCCTGGGAGAGCGCCAGAAAATTGCGGAGGCCGGAGAGGATTTGCCGTCCGGCGGCCTTTTTCAGGTCCGGAGAGACTTCCGTCATTGCCGTTGCCAGATAACGGGCGCTGTCCATAGCGATCTTGGCCTCTTGGCGGCGCATGGCGGCCTGTTGTGCGGGGCTGATAATGTTCATATCAGGCCTCGCGTACGGCGTTGGTTTTTTCGAATCGCTTAGCGATCCAAGCATCGACCTCGGCTTCAATCCAGCCAAGAGGTGAATTCGGTGCGGTACCGAGCTTTACTGCCTTCGGGAATTCAGGGTCGTAGCGGGGAGACTTGGGGTTCAGCCGCTCGTAGATAGCGTTGTAGCTAAGTCCAATCTTCTGCTGGACCTGGCGACGCTTGATGATGTTTGCCATTTTTCACTCCAATATGCGCCGAAGTGGCATGGAGTGATGATGGCGATCGAGTTCGCCTCGGGCGAATCGTGTTCGGTAAGGGTGGGGGGGTTATTGTGCGCGGTGTTTCCGAGCGCGTAGTGCCACAGGGAGGGATTCAGGCTCGTTGTTCCGCAGCCACTCGTGGATGTCCTTCATCTGGCGCTCGTTGTAGCGGTAGTAGTCGAGGACGGCTCGAGCCGACACGGCCTTCGGTGGCATCTGCGGCCAGTAGCCGCCCTCGACCAATTCGGTGGCTTGTTCCCGGGCCTGATTGTTGAAGGCCTCGGCAGCAGTGGCGGCAGCATCCTTGCGCGTCATCGCCTTTCCGCTGGACGAAGGCTGTTCCAGGAGTTGGTGCATTAGGAAAGCAGCCTGCTTCAGGTCGCTAACATCGTATTCATTCTTCCGATGCGACTGCTTCAGGCCGAATGCCTCGTTGGCATCAATGCCGCAAGCGATCTTCGAAATCACGATCGAAAGGTATGCGCGTACGCAATCTGGAACTTCCATAACCTCGTCAGTGCCCGAGTGAAGCGGTTGAGGCATGAGAATCGAGGCAATAGGTGCTAGCACCTCTTTGGCCGCAATAGCGTCACCATTGAGGGCCCGATCCAGAATGTCGGAAAAGTCCTCTGTATGGAGCGGGTTTTCGAATGGTTCTGCTTTCATGAGGGGCCTGGTGTGGTGATACAGAAACCGCCCTACGGTTACGCGATTCCAGAAGCTTGCGGGATGGTGGCCCGGGTAACCTCCGGTGCGCCGGCCTTACGGGCCTTCCAGAGGTCATAGGCTGCCTGCTGTGATAGCCAAGCATCGGCGCTGCCGCCATGCTCAATACCTAGCCATCCTTCGATGCGCAGAGCCATTTCCGGAGAGATCGCCGCACGGCCATTGAGCACGCGGGAGAGGGCTGCACGGGTAACGTGCAACTGCTCGGCTGCTTCCGTGACATTCAAGCCGAGGGCCGGCAGCACATCTTCCCTGAGGGTTTCGCCAGGGTGCGGCGGGTTGTACATCCGGGTCATGTTCTGTCCTTTCAGTGGTAGTCCTGATAATCGACCAGCACGACATCCTCGCCCTCGAACATGAAGGTCAGGCGCCAATTGCCATTCACCGTGATCGAGAAGTGTCCCGCCAGCTGGCCGGTAAGCTGATGCAATCCCCATCCCGGCATGTTCATGTCGGCAGCTGTCTTGGCAACATCCAGTCGCCCGAGTTGGCGCCCAAGTCGAGCCGCGTGGTGGGGCTGAATGCCGGCCTTGCTGCCGGTGTCGAAGAAGGCCTTCAGCCCTTTGTGTAGGAATGATTTGATCACGGCTAAAAGTGTATAGCGTGGCGTTTCGCTAATCAAGCGGATTGGCGAATTTCTACCACTTTCCCGCTGGGAGCTTGTGATGGCGTCTCGCAGAATCGCAGCCACTCCTCCATCATCCTCCTGCGCTTGTCGAACAGGTCGCCACGCCGATAGGCTGCCTCTACCTTGTCGCTTACCGTGTGTGCCAGAGCCATCTCAGCGACTTCTCGCGGGTAGTTTGTCCGTTCGGCAGCCCAATCCCGGAACGTGGATCGAAAGCCGTGTACCGTTAGATCGCCGCATCCCATGCGGCGAAGTAGTTGCAGCATTGCCATGTTCGACAACGCGCTACCCTCACTTCGGCCAGGGAAGAGAAAGCCATCTTCACTTTCGTGGTGCAACTCCTCGAGGATCGCTAGAGCGCGGGCACACAGGGGCGCACGGTGTTCCTTTTTCGCCTTCATCCGCTCGGCCGGTACGGTCCAGACCTTTTCGGCGAAATCGATCTCTTCCCATTTGGCTCCAATGACCTCTCCGGTTCGCGCTGCCGTCAGAATCGTGAATTCTAGGGCCTTGGCGGCGAGGCCTTCTTGCTCCCGCAGGGTCGCAAAGAAAGCGCCGATCTCGGAATATGGAAGAGCAGCATGGTGTTCCGTCCGAGCAACTTTCGACTTGTGCGGAAGTAATTCCTCAAGGTGCCCCTTCCATCGAGCCGGATTGTCACCAGATCGGTAACCGCGGACAGTTGCCCAGCTCAAAATATTCTCGATCCGCCCCCGCAATCGGCTTGCGGTTTCGGCCTTGGCTGTCCATAGGTTGTCACGTTCAAGCGCACGCATCACTAAGCCGGTATCGACGTTCGCCACCGACACCGAACCAAAGACGGGAGAAACATAGTCACGTAGGGTGTTTTCCCACTGGTCGGCATGCTTTGCATTTTTCCATCCAGCCCTGTGCGACGCTATGTAGGCCTTTGCGCACTCGTCGAAAGTCATCATGCTGGCCGCTGCCAACTGCCTTGCTTGTCGCTCAGCGTTCCGCGCCTCAATTGGGTCAATTCCGTCCAGCAATTGCCGCCGGCAGTCATTGGCCTTGCCGCGTGCTTCTGCTAGTCCTATGGTCGGGTAGGGGCCAAGCCCCATTTCCCTCGATCGCCCGGAAAGGGTGAATCGAAATATCCAAGATTTGCTGCCGCTTGAACTGACTTGTAGGTACAGGCCATTGCCGTCAGGGTAATAGCCTCGCTCCTTGAGCCGCTCCACTGCCAGTGGCTTCAGCCGTTCGACTTTCCTGGCCAT